CCCGTGCCCGCTATTCGGTCTGGTTCAACTGCCCTGGCACCACCGACAAGCGGCAGCAGGTCGAGGTGGCGAAGCATCCGGTCGTGCTCCTCGCCAGGGCCGGCGATACCTGCGACGCCGTCTGCACCGAGAGTTCGCTCCAGTGCGACTCGTGGAGGACGTTCGGCGTCAGCGGAACCATCTTGCCGGGCGGCGCGTGCAGCGTCGTCGTCTCCAGCTTCGGTGGCTACTGCCACTGTGGGATGCAACCATGATCTTTGACAGGGGCGCGCCATGAATGATCTGGGAAGCGGAGCGGGCGACCGCGGCTGGGTTCGCGTCTTCGCCGAGCGCGCGCCCGAGCTGCTCGCCATCGTGCTGATCGTGGGGATCTTCGTGTACCACCTGGCCGAAGTGGCGCGGGAGACGAACCTCTCGCTGCACGAGATCAACGCCTCGGTCGGAGCGGCGACGCAGGCGCTCACGGCGCTCAGCGCGTCGAGCCTCGCCGAGCAGTCCGCGCGCGGGAAGGAGCACGCTGAGCTTAGCGGTCATGTGGAGCAGAGCAGAGAGGAGTGCTCGAAGATGCGCGAGGAGTGCATCCGGGTGAAGCGGTGAACCGGAACGCGATCCTCGCCGCGCTGGCCTCGGCCCTCCTCGCCGCCGGGGCGCAGTATCTCGGCGTGAGCAAGCCCGCGGTGGAGCGCGCAGACACCGCCCTCGTGGGCCTCGACCTGGCGCAGCAGCTCCTCGCCGAGAAGGAGACGACGCTCGCGAAGCGGGAGGCGCAGATCGAGCGGCGGGAGGCGAAGATCGACACCCTGAAGGCGAAGCTGGAGGCGTGCCAGTGACCGAGGAGCTACGAGAAAACATCGCTCGATCGCTCGCTGGACGGGGCCGACGGCTCTTCGGCGGAGACTACCGGACGGCGCTGCACGAGGCGCGCATCGGGATCTTCTTTGCGGAGCGCAGCTACCGTGCCTCGAAGGGCATGGGCGAGCGTGGGTGGGCCTTCAAGCGTGGCTACTGGAACATGCTTAAGGCCCGGCGCGACGCGCAGATCCTCTCCTCCTCGGCCAAAGCGGAGGGTGCGGAGATGGTCCTCGACGACGTGGACGAGCTGCCCGACGAGACGACCGACCCCTATGACCCGATCCTCTCTCATGTGCTGACCCAGGCGCTGGACTCGCTCACTCCTGCCGAGCGCGAGGCAGCGCTGGAGCACTATCGCAGCGACTCCCATCGCGACCATCTCGGAGAGTACCGGCGCAGTGTCGCGCTGAGAAAGCTCGGCGCCTGGCTCCATCAACACGCTCCTCGGGTGGGGCCCGCTCGGTGGTGGCCTCACCAGTGAGCACGAAGGACCGCGGCAAGGCGATCCACTTCGCGGTGGCCTTCCTCGTCAAGCAAGGCATCGACCCCGACCGAGCCCTCCATGAAGACCGCTGATCGAAGAGCACCTGAGGATTGATACAATGACTACTATATACATAATCGCAGCCCTTGCTGTAGTGCTACTCATCGTGGTTGGTGTAGCGATATACTTCGCTCGAAAGCTTGGCAAGCGGGAGGGTTTGCAGCTCCCTATCGAGGACGCCCTCCACGATGAGGAGAAGAGGAAGGGTAAAAGTGCTAAAGAGCGCGCTCAGAGTGATAGTGCTTGGATTGGTAAGCGTAAGCGCAAGTAGTTGCGCTAGCACAAGGTTTGTAGGTAAGACTGACTATCCCTCAGGTTGCTTTCGAGACTCGCCCAATCGAGTGTGGGAGATGGAACAGATTATAGGCGCAGGTGCTAATGTAGGCATCTTGCGCGATACAGTTTCGTGGATTCGTGATGTAGATGCCGAGTGCGAGGCGCAGCGTGCTCGCCCTTGGTGGAGGCTTTGGTAGATGAAGCTACTTGATACTATATCGTCTAATACAGTCGGTGCTTCCTTTGTGAACCAGCGGCTAGAGCGCGGTCATGGAGAGTGCATGTTCTCCTTCTATGCCTGGGGCACGCTTGGAGGTGGGACTATTATCCTTTGGGTTTCTCCGGATAATGTTAACTGGTTCAAGGCTAGAGACATAAACGGCGCGCAGGTTACACTAACTGTACCTGATGTACTGAGTGTGTATATCCGAGCTGGTAACTTCAGGGCTGAGCTCACAGGTGCGGTTGGCGCTAGCGGCGTCAACGCGATGTTGATATAGCTATGATGGGTGGAGCGATGGGTCAAGGCAGTTGGCTCTCTAGCCTACTTGATAGCGGCTGGCTAGATAAGATGGGGATACGTACTGATAGTGGTGGCAGTCCTATCTCGGCGCTGGCCAATGCACCTAAAAAAGGCCTGTATGCAAACGACTTTTGGCAGTCCCTTATAGGTAAGGGTGATCTTAGCACTACAGGTGGTAAGCTTGGAATGCTATCCCAGTCGCCTATTCCATCTGGCGAGACTGGGGGAGCGTATGGAGGTGGTTTTGTAGATAACAGCCACACGCAGGATAGTGGCGGCGGCGGTATTGAGGGGCTAAGCGCTATTCTAGATATAATCGCGGCCTTTATATGACCAAAGATGTACAGATCCATGCCTAGTAAGCCCTATGTAGACCCTTCTACTAGACGGTTATTCGAGTCTATGATAATGGCTGCTAAGGCACGTGCCTCTGGAGGCACTAATCTAGGGGCTTGGTTCGATCGTGATATAAGTCGTCCTGATCCTTACCCTCCCTACCCCACCAGCGGGTATGTAGCGAATCATGATCCAGTGTTCAATAAAATAAAGAATGAGCTTGTACTAAGGGCGATAGACGAGCTACATAGAGAGCAGACGATGGAGATGGAACTTAAACGTAAGGGTTACGGTAAGTCGAAGGAACCTACTTCAGCTTATAACGAGATAGCTGGTAGATCCAACGCAGATATATACAAGATGAATCCTAAGGCTCCGCTTCCGTACGAGCAATACTAGTATGACCAAAGAGGCGCAGATCATCGAGGCTATGTTCCGTATCCCTACTAAAGAGGGATTGGACGTGGACTTCAAGCTGCTGCCTACTCAACTGCTAGTTGACGAGTCCCTTACGGGGAGGGATCTAGTCCCGAAGGCGCGGCAGGAGGGCGTGTCCTCATATGTCTTGGCTAGATTTCTTGCAGCTTGTCTCATGTATAGGAATACTCGTGCTGTCGTCATCTCACATGACATGGAGTCCACTCAACGCCTGCTAGCTCGTGTGCGCTACTATATTGACAATATGAAGGGTGCTACCCCGGTCGTGCAGAATATGAGCAAGAACGAGATCACCTTCCCGAAGATGAACTCTATGTTCTACCTCGGTACGGCGGGATCGAGGCAGTTTGGTCGAGGTGATACTATTACTCATCTCCACTGCAGCGAGTACGCCTTCTGGCCCGGTGCCCCTGAGTTGATGAAGGGCCTCTTGCAAGCGGTACCTCAAACTGGCGAGATAATCATCGAGTCGACCGGCAACGGCTTTAATGACTACTATCGTAGGTGTATGCGATCGTACGAAGGGAAGTCGGTATGGTCAGTGCACTTCTTGCCGTGGCAGATCTTCCCCGAGTACCAGATGCAGCTAGACGCTGAGGATCTCGCGATGTTGCGCCGCTCGCTAAACCCTGATTGGGAAGAGCCGACCCTCTTCGCCGCTGGGATAACGCTCCAGCAACTCGCGTGGCGTCGAATGAAGCTCGACGAGCTCGACTACGATCTCAACGCATTCAAGCAGGAGTACCCTCGTACCCTCGATGAGTGCTTCCAGATGTCTAGCGAATCTGTCTTCCACAAGGTGCTATATGAACCGACCGATAGATGGAAGAGGGTAGATAATGGACTATGGATTCTCGACCCTCATCCTATCCGTGGTTATCACTATACACTTGGCGGTGATCCTTCAGGTGGGGTTGGCAAGGATAGTTCAGTCGTCGAGGTGTATTGTTTAGAGACTAATGAACAGGTTGCTGAGTACACAAACAATCGAGTCGACCCTGAGCTATTCGCGGAGAAGATTGCTACGCTATCTAAGACCTTCAACAAGGCCTTTTCCACCATTGAGAACAACAACCACGGTATCTTGACCATCGCCGTCCTGCGTAAGAAGTATCCTGAGGTACAACTTTACTCGGAGTCAACTCCCGGTGGTGTACGAAGTCCCGGTGAGGCGACGCAGCTCTCGAAGATCGGCTATAGAACGACGGTTCGCAGTAAGCCTTTGATGATAGGTAAGTTGAGGTCGCTTCTCGCTAACGAGTGGACCATCCATAGTCCACTACTGAAGGCACAGCTCTCCACGTTTATTGAGCATGAGAACGGCCGCATGGCAGCGCAGGAGGGCTGCGAAGATGATGCTGTTATCGCTTCGGCGTGCGCAGGAGTTGGTCTCAATAAAGCGGCTCTCCTCGCTACACCTCACCGATATAGGGCTGGAAAACCTATTGATCCTTTCGCCCTCGATCACATGCTCGAGGAGCTTCGGGGGCGTGACTATACCTTCCCTATATCTTATCAAGATGAGATAGTACATTGAGTTTCCCGCCGATCCAACCTACTAAAGGCCTGGGAGATATCGCTAACGCGGTAGCGTTACAGGTTATAGATATAAGCCAGGTGGGTGCGGGTACACTAACGATATTCACGCCTGCGAGTGGAAAGACGTTTCTTGCCTACTACTTGCTGCTGCAAAACACGTCGGCCTTGGCTAACTTGATACAGATTATCTCTAACGCTACGATCGTAGGTAGAATCCAGCTAGTCGCGGGGGCAGCGTGGGAGTTTAGGAACGCCGGCCTCCCGATGTTTATAGGTAGAGCTACTGGTGACCCTTTGAAGATTACAGTAACGCAAGATACGATTGGTCTAGCTACGGTTGGTTACCGCTAAAATCGTGCCAAAATGGCACGGATGGAGCTTATGTGCATATCCTAGTTCTCGCCAGTACCGAGAACCCTGGCCTCTACGAGACAGCGGCAAAGCTTGCAGATATGGGCTGTAATGTGTCTTATTACTTTCCAGACTCTAGCACGCATGAGCCTGCTATAGATAAGCATGAGGTAGTTCATATATCTAGCTGGCGGCCTCATATGAAAGACGCTGACTTGATACTGACTAATGATCTCGAACTACTCTATGCGTACGAACGATCTGGTGGTGCCGCTCCTATTATGTACCACGCAAATAGTTTGAACGGAAACATCTATATACCGCCAATGGCTCGCGATATCTTCATACGTGGCTTTGTATCAAGCTATGCGGAGAGAGAGCGACCCTGGTGGAAGTTCTGGAGTCGAAATGGCTGAAGGATACATCAAAGGAAGGCCCGATCTAACCTGGTGGATGGACCAGATTAGAGCAGGAGAGCTGTATAGGCAGAAGGAGGCCTTCCAGACCGACTGGGAGCGGTGGCGCAGGTACTACAAGGGCCAGTTCCGTAAGGGTGTACTCCCGGTTAATATATTCTATTCGATGGTTCGCACGTTGGTACCGCGTGTGTACTTCCGTAACCCAGCTGTTAGCGTGCGACCTTCGATGCCCGGCTATATAAACATGGCCTTCGCGCTTGTGCTCAATAGGATTGATAACAAGCTAATAGATGGTATGGATCTTAAAGGCGCTGCTAAGGATATGGTGCAGGATAGCTTCTTCATGGGTACTGGGATTGGGAAGCTCGGGTATGGCGGAGAGTTCACATCCTCCCCCGGCTTCATGGGGCCTGTCTCCGCTCCTGTGGGTAAGGGCGGCGAGTTCCTCGAGTACTCCAGCAATGTCTACGCTGATATGCCCTGGTTTATGCGCATCTCAGCTCGTAACTTCGTAGTTCCCGATCGCTGTAGGCGTATTAGTGAAGCTCGCTGGGTGGCACATAAGATCCGCCGCCCCACCGACGATGTGAAGAGCGATAAGCGACTTCGCAACACTGAATCGCTAGTAGGTTATGTAGACGATACCTCCTACGCTGGGTCGTCTATAATGCGACGCCTCGATGAGATCGACCTGTATGAAGTGCGAGATAGGAAGTACCAGCGGGTGTTTGTGTTCTCTCCTAACGCTGGTGGCGGCCGTTTGCTACTCGATCCTGAGCAGGATAAGTTGCAGGAGAGACGCCATCCGTTCTTCCCGCTGGTGCTCAACCCGGATAGTGATTGCTTCTGGGGCCTGCCCGACGCGAAGATCCTCGAGCCGCATCAGCTTGAGCTCAACGAGATCAATACGCAGATAATGAAGCACCGCCGGCTCTCGCTCATTAAGTTCCTATTCGAGCAAGGTAATATAACCGAGGATGAGCTGGCGAAGATGGTCTCGGAGGATGTAGGCGCTGCCATCAGCGTCAATGATATATCCAAGATCATACATTGGCAAGTCGCTAATATCCCGCAGGATCTTATCCAAGCAAAGCAGCTTGTGATACAAGATGTTCGAGATGCGATAGGATTCTCACGCAATCAGATGGGTGAGTATCAATCTCGTCGTGGCGATACAAGCGCTACCGAAGCCTCAATCGTGCAGCAAGGTAGTGAGATCCGTGTGGATGAGAGACGTGACGCGATGGCGGACTTGATTCGAGATATGATCGTGGAGATGAACGAGATTATCTTCGATAAGTGGGATGAGCAGATGATCGTGGACGTGGTGGGGCCTGGAGGTGTACCTATCTGGGTGTCGATTCAGCCCAGTATGTTGAAGGCTGGTCGATACAATGTTAAGGTAGATCCTGACTCCGTCGCTACCCGCTCTCGCGAGTCGAGGGAGGCCAAGGCCGCTGCGCTCTATACTCTACTCAAGACCAACCCGCTTATCGACCCGGTGAAGCTAACTCAATATCTTCTTACCGAGATAGATGGAGTGGAGCTTGACGACCTAATGCGTATCCTGCCTCCTCCCGAGGCCGGTGGTCCTACTGGCGTACTAAACCCTGCCCAGTTCGCAGGCGTGGTACAGCAGTCTATGGGTAATATGCAGGGTAAGGGTCAGCAAGCTAGTATACCATCCGAATCTGGCGGTGAACAATAATGCCTCTTTATGACTTCTACTGCGACGCTTGCGATAGGGACTTCGAGGTGACCTGTCCTATCGTGCGTCGGCCTTATGTTGTGTGTCCTTATGGATATACGCATAAGGTGAAGCAGGTTATAAAGCTTGGTCACGGTGGCATTCAGCTATTCGAGCCCGACACCTGGCGAGATATAGCCTTCAACCCTATACGAGTTGAGACACCTCAGCAACTTCGCAAGGAGCTCGAGAACAGAGGCAAGCAGGCTGAGTATCTCGAGAATGGACCGTGGAAGACCAGCCCGGAGAAAACCCTCGAGGAGTTTGAGGGAGAGAGGAAACATCGTGGCGCGTGAGTGTGTAGTTCATATATCTTTCGATAATGGTGTACTGGCTGGGGTAAAGATTGATGGTGTGCAGTATCTATACGTGGGCCAGTTTGAAGACGCTCTACCGAATATATATGGAGCTATTGAGGCCGAGAACTCCAGATTTGCTAATACTACTCAGCGTATAAGAGACGCTGCTATAAAGAAGAGGAGTGCATAATGCCTACTGAAGAGGAAACTGCTGCTGCTGCTACGAAGGTCGCAGAGGATGCTAAGGCGTCTGCTGGGCCTAAAGTAGACGAGTTGAGCGGGGCACAGGTTAAGCAGGCGTTCAACTTCCTTCTGCAACAGAATCGTACCCTTACCACTGAACTCGATATGGTGAAGGGTCGTATCGAGGAGCAGAAGAATCAACGAGTTGTAAGTGCTGCACCTAGTGATGAACGTGAGGTGGATGTTGAGACTATGTCCAACGGTCAGCTCATGAATCATATCTTTAAGAAGATCGAAACTGCCTACGTTCAACCCGCAGCTGAACGTATCGCATCTGCGGAGGGGGGCACAAAGTCCGCTGCTATCCGCCAGGAGCTCAAGGAAGTAGCTGA